ACACAGTACCTGATAGCCAATTGGAGTTTGACCTCGGGGAGGGCGAAGTAGCCACCGATGTTGAACTTTCGGAGTCGCAACAAGAGGCCTCTTCTGAGCCAGAAGAGTCTGCTGTCGAGGCTCCTGAGACAACCGAAACCAAAGCGCATAGTGAGGAATTAGACACCGTAAGTGAGGCTGTTCAGAAGAGAATTGCCAAATTAACGGCGAAAATGCGCGAAGCGGAGCGCCGCGAGCAGGCTGCTCTGGAATATGCCCGAGGTGTTCAGGCACAAGCGCAACAACTGCAAGAGCGGTTGATCGTTACCGACCAAAGTCGGATGACCGAAGCCAAAAGCCGCCTTGATACCGAACAAGCCACTCTTCGTGCCATTATTAGAAAGGCAAGAGAAGAGGGGGATATCGAAACCGAGACGCAGGCCACTGAGCGCCTTGCTGAAGCCCTGTATGAGCAGAAGCAACTGGCTCAATATATGAGCCAGCAAGAAGGGCAGCGCGCCGCTCCTCGGCAAGAGGTACAACAGCCGGTGCAGCAGCCGGTACAACAGCCGGTTCAGCAGCAACAGCGCGCCCCAAGTCCTAAGGCGGACGCTTGGGCAGCTAGGAATCCGTGGTTTGGTCAGGACAGGATGATGACGTATGCGGCATGGGGTATCCATGCTGATTTGGTTGGGGAGGGGATTGATCCCGAATCAGATGAGTACTATACTGAATTAGACAACAGGGTTCGGAAGGAGTTTTCCAACCGGTTCCCGTCCGAAAATCAGAGGCAACAGCGTTCCGCGCCTGCTGTTGCACCTGCATCCCGTAGTTCCGGGGTAAATAGTGCGCGCCGTTCGGTTAGGCTAAGTCCTAGCCAAGTTGCCATTGCAAAGAAACTGGGCGTTCCGTTATCGGAATATGCCAAGTATGTGAAGGATTAAATCATGACCCAAGAAAAGCTCGTTATTGATCGCGCTCCTCGTTCCACTCGTGAAAAGGAGACGCGCCGTAAGCCTTGGACACCTCCTTCACGGCTTGATGCGCCCCCTGCCCCTCCCGGCTTTCAGCATCGTTGGATTCGCGCTGAGGTCAACGGATTCCAAGACAAACAGCACGTTTACGGACGGCTTCGTGAAGGCTACGAGCTAGTGCGTAACGAAGAGCTCCCAGAGGACTACCGCGACACGCTGCCTACCATTGAAGATGGTAAGCATGCTGGCGTGGTTGGTGTTGGTGGCTTGCTGTTGGCAAGAATTCCGAACGAGACTCTCCAAGAGCGAAATACGTTTTATCGTCGGAAGGCACAGGATCAGATTCAAGCAGTGGACAATGAGATGATGCGTGAAAACGCTCACTCATCGATGCGTATTGAGGCCCCTCAGCGTAGTAGTCGTACTACCTTTGGTGGTCGCTGACCTTTTACCTTCTTAGGAGCTATACATGGCAAACGTAGACAAAGCCTATGGTCTACGTCCGCTGGGTAACCTGTCCGCCACTGGCGCACAAAAGCAGTATGGTTACATCATTGCGGACAACCAATCGGGCGCTATCTATCAGGGTGACCTTGTTACCCTCGTTGCAGGCTACCTTGTTAAATACGTCAGTGGCACTCATGCCACCGCTGTTGGCGTATTCAACGGTTGTAGCTACATCGATCCCACCTCCGGCAAGCCGACTTGGAAAAACTATTATCCGGGTTCGGTGAACATCACAACGGGTCAAATCGTTGCTGATGTGCTGGATGATCCCAATCAGCTTTATGTCATCCAAGCGGATGAAGATGTTGTTCAGGCTGATATTGGTCAGAATGCTGCAGTTACCGCTACTGCAGGTAGTTCTGTAACGGGTGTTTCTGCGATGGAACTGGATTCGTCCACCATCCTGACCACCAATACTCTGGTCCTCAAGATTGTCGGTCTGTACAACATTCCCGGCAACTCTCTGGGGGAGAACTTCACCCAAGTCGTCGTAAAGATCAATGCGCATCAATACGGCAGCATTGGTGTTGCTGGCCTGACCTAATAGGAGCTAAGACATGGCTATTTCACGTTCGCAACTCGTAAAAGAGCTAGAACCCGGCCTGAACGCTCTGTTCGGCATGGAGTATAACCGTTACGAGAATGAGCATGCAGAAGTTTTCGCTATCGAAAGTTCTGATCGTGCGTTTGAAGAAGAGGTAATGCTCACCGGTTTCGGTGAGGCACCGACGAAAAACGAAGGTGCTGGCGTTAGCTACGATTCTGCACAGGAATCGTTCACTGCCCGTTACACCCACGAAACCATTGCACTGGCGTTTGCACTGACCGAAGAGGCCATCGAGGACAACCTCTATGACCGCTTGGCAGCGCGTTACACCAAGGCACTGGCCCGTTCGATGGCTTACACCAAGCAGGTTAAAGCGGCTTCGATTTTGAACAATGCGTTCAATACCACAGGCCCTTACAACGGTGGCGACGGCGTTTCGCTGTGTAACAACGCCCACCCAACTGCTCTGGGCCCGAACTTCAGCAACGTCCCGTCTACGGCTGCTGACCTCAATGAAACGTCGCTGGAACAGGGCATCATTGATGTTGCAGGCTTCACCGACGAACGTGGTCTGAAGATCGCCATCTCTGTTCGCAAGATGATTATTCCGAAGGAACTGCAGTTCACTGCAGAGCGCCTGATGAAGTCAACTCTGCGTACCGAGACTGCGGACAATGACATCAACGCAATCAAGTCGATGGGCATGGTTCCGCAGGGCTATTCGGTCAACCACTTCCTGACCGACAGCGACGCATGGTTCCTGCTGACCGATGCGCCCAACGGCCTGAAAATGTTCCAGCGTTCCGACATCAAAACTGCCTTTGAAGGTGATTTCGATACTGGCAACGTCCGTTACAAGGCACGTGAGCGTTATTCGTTCGGCTGGTCCGACCCCCGCGCAATTTGGGGTTCAGAAGGCTATACACCGGCCTAATGAGAAAAGGGGGCATTTGCCCCCTTTTCTTTTAGGTTGAATAGTGTATATTGCAGTAATTCCGGGGTTATCCGGCATATCTGACAGTCCCGGCTGACGACATGCAGACAGATATGCCATGAATCTCGCATGTGAGGATTGCATAAATGGCAAATACTACCTTTAAAGGCCCTGTCATTTCTGACAACGGCTTCATCGGCCCCGCTGCTGTTACTGTTGCCACCGTGGCAAGTGCTTTGACAGCAGAAGATAGCGGCAAAACCATCTTCCTGAACTCCGCTACTGAATTTGCAACTACTTTGCCCCTCCCGGCAAACGGTCTGCATTTCACCTTCATCGTAAAAGCCGCTCCTGTTGGCACTTCGTACACCATAGTGACCAAAAACGGCGCAAATATCATCAAAGGCATGCAGTTTGTTGCTGCAGATGCCGCAGGTGATACAGGTACTAGCGATGACACGATCACTTTCGTGGCAGGTTCTTCGGTTGCTGGTGACAAAGTCGAGCTCGTTAGTGACGGCACTAGCTGGTTTGCTTACGCTTTCAGTACCTTGGCTGCGTCGATCACCTTCACTACCGCTGCCTAATTAGGAGGTCGCCATGGGGTACATGAGCGATTTACAAAGTACCTATCGTATTACTGACGGGTACGTCTTCACTGGGCGTACTCGCATTAAAG